TAAGTCTGTCATATTTTTCAGCGAGAGCATATCCAATCTTCTTAGATATTTCTCCTCTCAATTCATAGTGTGCAAGTGTCTCATCTAAGTCATAAACAAAAGCTGAACTGATTAATAGATCGTCCATTACAATTGTTTTTTCTGCGACTGGAGGAGCCTTGTCACTGTTGCCTAAGATAGGGGTTCCTGGGGTATGGAAGTCACTTGTCATGCGACCTGTGTAGATGAACTGCAATGATTTGCCGTTCTTAAGTGTTCTCTTAGTTACAAGATCTCTAGCAATTGTTTCATGCTGGAAGCCTTTAAACATTTCTCCTGAGAACAGCTTTAAATACAGGGCGTACTTATCAGTAGCACCACCATAACCAGTACCTGTAGATAGATTACTTCTACCTAAAGCAACCTGATTAGCATTAGCCATTTTCGGTTAAAATTTAAGTGTATATTTTTCGTCTTTACGCGTAAAAAGTTGCGAGTCTTAATTGGACTCATTGATATTTGTGGTCTATCCCACCGTCTAGACGGCTAATTGGTATCCTCGTAAGGGCAAAAAGCCAAAGTGAAAGGGAGTCCGACTCTGAGGTGCTCCCTTTCTATTGTTATTTACTTAGTGTAAACAACGCCACGATATACGTAAGTAACCATTGGTTTCTCCCATATACCTAAGCCCCGTTCCATGCTTAGGTTGTCATGCGTCCTGAACAGGATGAACGGACGTGGCTTTATTCAGCTTCAGCTTTTTTTGCTTTAGCTTTTTTTGCTGGCTTTTCTTCTACGACAGGAATATTTTTTCTACCTGTAGTTTCTGTTTGCCAATGTCTTGTGCTTACCATATTAATAAGAAGGATCACCTTCTGGTTCTTTGTTTTTAGGAATTGATTCTTGTCTATATTCCTCTAATATTTTATCTACCTGTTTCTGTAGTTTTAGAATTTCTGGATCTTTTGTTTTCATACTATTCCAATGGCGGATTACGCCAGAGCATATAAATAAATTTGTAATTAAGGTTAGATATAAACAAAAATTTTTAGCCAATTTGTGGAGCTGTTAATGCAACTTCTGTTGACTCAGTTGAAGCTAAGTCAAGTGGGAAGTTATGAGCGTTTCTCTCATGCATTACTTCCATACCTAAGTTCTGTCTATTTACAACGTCAGCCCAAGTAGGAATAACTTTACCATTAGTATCGACTATTGATTGGTTAAAGTTAAAGCCATTAAGGTTAAACGCCATAGTACATACGCCCATAGATGTCAGCCATATGCCAACAACCGGCCAAGTAGCAAGAAAGAAATGAAGAGAACGAGAGTTATTGAAAGACGCATACTGAAAAATTAATCTACCGAAGTAGCCATGAGCTGCAACGATGTTATATGTCTCCTCGTCTTGACCAAATTTATAGCCATAGTTCTGTGATACATCTTCTGTTGTCTCTTTAATGATTGAGGAAGTAACAAGACTTCCGTGCATAGCAGAGAAAAGAGATCCACCGAATACCCCAGCAACACCGAGCATGTGGAACGGATGCATAAGGATATTGTGTTCTGCTTGAAATACGAACATGAAGTTAAAAGTACCAGAAATACCAAGAGGCATACCATCACTGAAACTCCCCTGTCCGAAAGGGTACACGAGAAAAACCGCTAGTGCTGCTGACAATGGAGCTGTATAAGCTACAAAGATCCATGGTCTCATACCGAGGCGGTAAGATAGTTCCCACTGTCTACCAGCATATGCAGCAACTCCGATTAAGAAATGGAATATAACTAACTGATATGGTCCGCCGTTATACAACCACTCGTCCAAGGTTGCAGCTTCCCAGATGGGGTAAAAATGTAGTCCGATTGCATTAGAGGAGGGGACGACTGCTCCTGATATTATGTTGTTTCCATAGATTAAAGAACCGGAAACTGGTTCACGTATGCCATCGATGTCCACAGGAGGAGCAGCGATAAAGGCGAGAATAAAACAGGTGGTAGCAGCTAGTAAACAAGGTATCATTAGCACTCCAAACCAACCAACATATATGCGGTTGTCTGTGCTAGTTACCCAGTTACAAAACTTTTCCCAATTGGTTGTAGTGTCTCTTTGTACTGAGATTGCAGCCATGTGATTAATGTAAATGAATGTTGTCGCATTCCTCGTCTACTTTGGAGAGGAAAAAAGAGATGAGGTCCATCTTATTCTTAAGAGGGAGATCCTCATCGAGTATCACTTTGTATCTTGCTTCAAGAAAATCGAAGCAACTCATCTTCCATTTGTATGGATTAGAAGATGCCGGGTATGATCTGACCTGTGGTGACATAAGCACCGACAGCAGCAACAAAGCCAAGCATTGCTGCCCAGCCGTTAAAGCGTTCCGCTTCATGTGTCATAAAAGGATTTGTGTTGTGGTGTGACATAGGAATAATTCGTACTGGTGGTTCGTAAGGGTATTCGTTTTCGAGTAGTGTATCTAAATCTTTAGTTCTCATAGAGGACCTAACTGTGATGTACCTTTCTTCTTTTTTTTCTTCTTCTTCCTCTCATCCTGTTCCTTGCTTCTTTGGGCTGGTTCTTGAGGAGGTCTTTGAGGTTTTTGTGGTTTTCTTGGTATAGGTGATGGCTCTCTTAGTAATGAGTAGTTATTCATAATTAGTATCCCAATTCTTTCATCATTTGTTTTTTCTTAGCAGCAGTGTCTTTAATTTTATTCCAATTTTTTTTGACGTTTGCTAAGTTCTTACCAAATTCTTCGTAAGATTTTTTTGTTTCTTTAGACATAATTAAAATTGGAGATCTGATCTGTCTAGCTTTGCTATAACAGCCTGTCTATATGCAGGGTCTTTGTCATAACGAGGATCACCCATAGCTTCTACAAGTTGAGCCTGCGATTGATAAACATCAGTATTAGTTTTAGAAGGCTTGCCTTGTAGCATGCGTCCTTCGTAGCCATTATCATTTTGATACTGAGCTACTAATCCATTAACTGCTAATTGAATAGAACCTTTATTTCCTGTGTTGACTAAATCATCAAAAGAATCTATTGCATCTTGAGATAAAGTTTTACCAGCCCAGTCCATTAAAGATTTGTATTGCTCTACTCCTCCTACTGATTTTGTAATTGAATCAATATCAGTTTGGTTAAGATCAGCATTCATACCAAATTCTTTTGCACGACCCTGTAAATAAGCATCAACTACAACTTTAGATAAGCCAGCTCCAGTTAATTGGTCATGCATTTCTTGTGGTATTGACCCACCATTTTTCCAAAATGTTTCACAAATTGGATAAGGGTCTACTCCTTTTTCTTTAAATAAATCACCAATAGTACTACCGTAATCTTGGTTAACTGCTTCGTAATTTACTGAGCCATCTTCACTATAACGATCTACTTCATCAGAAAATTCTGGTTTAGTGTCTTCGTCCTTAGCTTCTACTTCTTGGGTCTCGTCCCCTTGCCCTTCTTGTGATACGCCATCGTTATCTCCTAATTTTTTTTGAAGTTCTACGTATGCCTGTTCTAGTTCTTCAGCATTCTTATATTTGCCAGCAAGTAATTCGCCTTGCTGTTCAGCTAACTGTTCGCCAACCTGTAAGGAATCTTGCTCTTCAGCGGTCAAGCCTTCTTGTTGGGGAGTGTCATTTACTGTTAAAGTTTCTGCCATTATTCTTCCATAGGTGGTTGTTCTTCAGGTGCTTCTTCAGGTCCTCCCATCATGTCTGGGTTCTTACTAGGGTCCATCATTGGAGAGTTCATAAGTTGACCAGTCTGTTTGGTTAGTTCCTGTTGTTGCATCATTTGTTGTTGTTGCTGCATCTCTTGCTGTAGTTGTTCCTTACTCTTAATTAGATTAAGTACATCTATTCCTTGAGCTGCTGCTAGACGTTTTATATATTCAGCTGGATCTACATGTTTCATAGTTGCCTCTGGTCCAATAGTTTGAGCCAAAGTAGTTATGAATTGAGTCAGTGATTCTCTATCTTGTCCTCTACCTAAAGCATTAACTCCAGCTACTATCTGAGGTCTAACTAAATCTTTAGGAATTTTAGGAATCTGTCCATTCCTTTGCAGTATGTGTAGTGTTCGATTTAAATATGGTATTAAAAATTCTACCGTTAACAAGCTGAAGAGACCGCCAAGTTGTTGTTCAAGTTCTAGCTGAGTGAGGCGTACCTCCTCTGCTGTAGTCCTTTCACTTTGTCTGATCTGTAAAACAAGAAATGCTTCATTGATTCTTCTTTCTAAAGTAGAAATCATTTCAGCTGCTGTTCTAAAATCAGCAGTTTTTCCAACTTGTACAACTTGTACGTCTTCTGCTCGACCCTGTACAATCGCTCCATTCCCTGCCTGGGCTAGGGTTTTGGGCTTTGTTGTTGAGGATGGTGAGACTAAGAATACGACCTTAGCTGCTGCTGAACTACCTTCTGTTAATGCCTGAGATAAACCTTCTAAAGATTTAAGATCTCCTAAGAACTCTTCTACTCTGCCACGTCCATAGTCTTCTCCATCTACTGTGTTGAATCTAAGGACTAGCCAAGGGTTAGCGTTCTTTGGTGCACTACTTCTAGAGCCAGCAATTATTTTATCGAATACTTCTTGATGCCATATCCATCTACCATTTTCTAAACGAACATAAGTAAATACTTCGACATCATTATCATCAGACTTGTCTTCGTCTATACCTGTATTAGGTTGTATTGGTTCTTCTAAGTCTGCGTTGAGAACCTGACGAGATATTAGTTCCTTTGTGACAATCTCGATGATGTTCCCGTTTCCGTCTCTGTTAACAACGAAACGGTTAAGGGGATAATGCTTGAGACCATCTTTGCCCATAAATATTAATGCATTTCCAGATACAATTAAATGTTTTAAAGCTTGGTTAACTACTACTCTGTCAGTAGAAGCATTGACGTAATCCATTACCATCCTTTCCATTTTGGCAAAGGATAAATCCATCTCACTTCTTACTTCAGCTGGTAGGTCTACACCTAACTTGTCATCTCTTATTTGTAATTTGAAAAATGTTGTTTGTGGAGGAAGCAAGGCTAAACCTAACTTCGCCGACAAATTGACAACAGCTTTAGCTCCAATACTTTGCCAAGGGGTATGTAACCTCTTGTGATTGGGACCACTCATGTCATCTTTAATTAGATAGGGCAACGTAATTTCACTACAATCAACTGCTGTGTCAAGGAACTGTGAACGACTAGAGGACAGTCGATTGTATCTTTGTCGCGCTACTATCATTAAACTACAACTCCTCCGGCTGGTGAATCAGCACTTACCCCAGTATTAATTCCAGGTAGAGCACTTAAATTTCCTGTACCTTTCTTAACTGTTTGTTTATCTCTTTTCTGTTTAGCGTTTTGAGCAACTTCTATACTTTCTGGTTTTATCATCTCATCATCACCAGCTCCAGAAGCTTGCTGATTAGGTGATTGTACTTGTGGTGGTGGTGTTTGGCTTCTCGCTTGAGGTTGACTTTGTTGTCTGTTTCTATTACCTCCAAGAATGCCGAGCTGCGAAGCAACAGTTGCAGCTGTACCCACTGCTCCTAAGATCGGAGCAAGGGCAGCTATTGGTGCACACATTAGATTTCGTCCTCCATTATGGATTTTATATATTCAATAACGCTGGCTTGACCAGCTCTGTACATGATGGTTTGTACATCTTCTTTAGGATGGATAGGTTTCCATCCAAAATTTTCCTCAAGATCAGTAAGCAACTTGTCCAACCTTTCGTTGTGAAGCTTAAGAGTATTGAGGGAGATTTGTGTTTGCATGTTCGAAAAAAGCAGGGAATCTAGCTGCTTTGGTGGCTTTAAATTCTGGTGCTTTACCTTCATACATAAGTCGATCACTAGCATCGAGCCAAAATTTTTTGCTCAAATATTGATCGTCATGTATCTGATTTAACGGTTGCATAATCCAGTTAATAGTTGCCTTCCTTAGCTTGTCTAAAGAAGGGCTTGGTGTAAGACCTAGCTCTGCACATACCAAACTATTTGTTGCTACGTGTATCTGCTCGTCTCTTGATATATCTGCACTGACAGTTCTTAATCCAGCATCACCATTAAAACGGAAGAAAGGCAGTATTACAAAAAAGATTGCTCTTTCAATTACTAATGCTTTCAATATTGTGTGATCTGGATGTGCTATCCATGCATCTCTTAGGCGTAATGCCTCGGCTTCGGCTTGATCATCTACGCCTAATGCGTTAGCGATATATCCAAGTGCTAAATCATGGTTGTCTTCGTCTTTTATGTTTGATTCCAAAAGCTCTCTACTTTTCTGAGGAATCTCAGAGAGTGAATCAGATACAAACGCGCCAACTGGACATTCCATGTTGCGTACAGCGAGAGCACGGTACACCGTTTCTTCTGCGCCATATTTAACTCTTCCTTTAGTAGTTTGGACCGGTGTCCATTTCCTTTTTCTATTTAATAATTTTTCGTAGGGGTTCATTGTTGACAGTCGCAATTAATCTCTTCAGTTTTATTGCTCATTAAGTCTGCCAAGTAATCGTCAACTTCTGACTGATCTAATGCAGCGTAATTCTCCCATCCAACTTCAGATGCGATTTCTACGTTGCCATATTGTACTTGTTCTACCCCAAATTCACCGGAATCCCTGTCAACTGTTCGTGCTATAGGAGGTGCGATCTCAGGAGTTGCTGTAAAGCCATGGAGATCTCTACTTCTATATGAACAACTGGCTGTTGGAGCTATGGCAAATGCTCTAACCATGTTGTTCTCTCTTGCTATGTTAGCTGCTTTTTGTATGCCGAGAAAGAGCTCACGGGCAGCTAATCCCGCGTAGCCTTCGTAAGGTTCAGCATTATTAGTTGCTGTAAGAGCCTTACCAAACTCGGCATAAGTTATGTTGTTGTTGGCGAGGAAGTTGGCCAGACCGAGCATTCCGAATCCGACTTGCCTATCGATATCTGGCGTAAGATATTCTCCAGATTCTCCAATCCCTGTCCGACTATGGAGTTCACACAAGCTGGACATGCCTGTACTGAAACACGTTTGTAGGTCGCCGATGCGACAGGCAGAGAGATTGGCATGCTGTAACAAGCATGTTCCGCGTGAGGGCAGGTAAACCTCAAGACAGACGTTGGAGTAGATTCTTTCATTATTTTTATCGTATTTTATTTTGTTGAGCCAAATGTCTCCTCTTGCAATTCCTCTAATAATTGCTTCCTTTGTTGTAGCTTTTGAATTACGCCACTGGTCTGGGGTGAGGTTAATACATCGCTTAACCCATGGGAGTTCTTCTCTTTTTGCGAGCACGAACTCAAGAATATCGGTGTGAGTAATATCAAGGGCAAGAACCACCGCACCGTTACGATAGGTTCCACCT